TGACTGAAGATGCGGTTGGTTTCATTCTAAAGAAGAAGGGAGGCCCCCGGAAATTTCCAGTAGCCTCCCCCAATTTGCAACCAAAGATTAGCTAGCGCCGTTGAACATACCGAAGCCAGACGGGTTCTTGCAAACCAGACCAGCAATGGCTTCAACCAAACGGGCAGGACCACCACCAGCGTCAGGCAACTGCTTCACCTGAGGTAGTTTGGCATAACGCACCTCGACCATGTCCATTGGGATCACGTAGCCCTTGAAGGCCTGAGCGGTGAGCGAGGTGCTGGTCTTACCACCGACAAAGGTCGACGGGTGTAGGATCAACCGACCGAAGTCGCCCTCAAAGATGTCGATCGACGCCTTGAAAGTATCGGAACCAAGATCCTGATTGAAAGTACGGACGCTGGTTGCAGTAATACTGTTAGTGTTAGCAACCTGGGTTGTGCCCGAGGCCGTAAGGTTGGTGAACGCACGCTTGAGCGTCGAACCCAAGATACAGTCGTAGTCGCGGAAGGTGCCGGTGTTGCCGTAAATGGCAGTCAGCACGTTTTGAACACTGACCTCAGTGAACGAAGCGCTGGCGGTTGTATCAATAGCAGCGGCAGCAGGCAGGAAGGCGGATCCAGAAGCGCAAGCGCCAATGTTTGAGGCGTTGGTGCTCAAGAGCCAGTTGCCAAGGGAACCGGTCAGGTATGGCACGGACCCGCTGTCAGCCTGAGCAGCCTGGTTGGTACACATGAAGGTCGACTCCATGTCGCGCTTAATCTCAACGAGCTTCTTAGCAATACCGTTGGCCAACTCATCGGTCACACCAGCGACGTCTTGGGTCTCAGCGATAAAGCCGACACGCAGATCTCGTCGGAAAGCCTGTGCGTAGTTGTTTAGGCGAGTACGAGCAACAACCGGGTTAGAGGCGCTTGCAACGGTCACGTCGGTGCCGTCAATAACACCAGCAAGAACCGGGGAGCCATAATTATCTACAAGCCAAGAAAATTGCATATTTCCGACGTCTTTTCCTTTCGGAGACATCGAAACAAACGGGGTCGATTTCGCATCGACAATGGCAATGTAGTCCGCCAGATCTTCACGAGCGGCGGAGGTGGAAGCGAGCGGAACAGATCCGCCCTGGTTGGGTTGCAGCAGTGGCATAAATTAGAGAATCCTTTTCAATACTTGAGCCAATTCAGACGTACCTCCTGTTTTTTCAAACCGGGACTTAGCAAACTGCAGGTTGGCTTTGGCTGCGTCCTTTTTCACGGGAGCAGCAGTAGGCTTTCCTGGCTGGCTTGGAGCTTTTACAGGAACACGAACTGGGGTTTTACCTTTTGTTTCACGTTCCATTCGCAACCTTCTTCCTTCTAAAAAATCTCCAACAAGCACTTGGTGCTCCGGTAACGCAGAGAGTTGTGGCAACTGCCGCAACACTGCCTGCGCCTCGGTGTACTGAGCGCTCTTTCGATCCTTCCAGAAGGGATAGATCTGCTCTGCGATAGGCTGGATCTGCTTGTAGTTGTTCAGGAACCGGGCTCTCGACGGGATGTGCATATCCAGTGCGTCTTCTACGCGCCGCTTGATCTGCTTGATCTCGCTAGAACTGTATTCCTTGTCACCTATTTCGCAGCCGTCGATGTTGTCCTCGCACCAGCGCTTGAGATCCCGGGCTTTGTTCCACTCTTCATCGAGTTTCTTCGCGTCCCAGACATCAGCAAACGGATCGGTTTGATTTGTCACCGGCACCGGCCTATCCGACTGATTTTGCTCCAGCTTAGTTTTGGTCTCGTTCAGCTCCCGCTCTAACGCATCGGCTTTTTCTAAAGCCTCCCGCTTTTGACGGGTCAGCTTGTCGATGCGTTTACGGTAGCCAGACGGTTCCTCTTCAGCTTGGTCTTCGGTCTTATTATCAGAAAGAACATCCTCAGGCGACTCGGCCTGATTATCCTCTTGTTCAGCGGTAGGATCCGCTTCCTCGGCCTGAGACTCCGCATCCGCGGACTCGGGCTCTGTGTTTTCCTCGATTTGCTGCTTTGGCGTTTCTTCCTCCCCACTGAATCGTGTCTTCAGTAGCTTTGCCAGCGCCCCCTCATCGAAGTTGATTGGGTTCGGCAATTGGGATCGTACCGTGTTTTCTCCAGGTGTCGCTTCCTGCTTAGTATTGATTGAATCCATGCTGTTTAGACCCTGCAAGCTGGGTATTGTGCGCCATGGTTGTTAAGGTCAACCAAGAAACCGTTGTGGTTAAGAGGTACTAGTTGGACTGATCCGTCAAACCATTAGCTGCCCTCAAGTTGTCAATGTAGCTCGATAAATCCTTGAGTGAAGAAGCTCTACCACAGTTGTAAGCCCTTCCTGAGTCCGTTAAATCGGACTGCACGCAACTCAACACTTCGGACTCAATCATGTCCGACAGCATTTGCAGCAACGCGGCCATTAGCGGTGAATTGTCCCCCGCTGAAACGAAGGCCTCTTGGATTTTAGCGTCTGAAAGTCTCATTGTTGAACTCCTAGGCGTCCGGTCACAGCGTTTTGCTGCTGTTGAACCGAGAATTGCAGATTTTCGATGTATTTCTGCAGGTTAGCTTGGAACAACTGGTCCTGCTGAAGTTGTTGCTGGTACTTCGGATTGCTTTGGAGCACCTGCTGACTGAATTGCAGCCGCATAGCCGCGGTGGGGTCGTTCTCGCGCAATTGCGGAGGGTTCCCGAGGCTTATCAGCGCCAACTCATCGTTGGTTTCGTTGAACATTTTCTGGCTTGCAGGCCCCTGTTGCATCACCAGCTCGCTTGCAAGGTTCGGATCAATGGCCCGGAGCGCCACAGAGATCAACTTAGCCCGGTCGATGACGCCGGCAGTGTCCAAAGGCAGCACCAGGGTGCTGATAGCCTTCAATTTCTCGGTGACCAAGTCGGTCGAGAGCTCCCGGACATCGAACTTCAGCATCACATCAAAGTCTTGGATGTCTTGAGGCAATGCAGTCTGCGAAGCGGTCACGCGCTGGATCTCTTCGGGCCCCACATATTGCAGGGTCAACGTCAGCACCTGGCGGAAGGCCTCGGTCCATCCATGCAGCCAGTTGTTGATGATGCGCTGCTGACGCATCTGGGTCACCGCGGGGGCCACCTTTTCGGTGGGCCTGCCGAAGTACCTGTCGGTCTGTGCCATCACCGCTTCAATGAGCTGGAATGCCACCCCAGGCTCACGGGCAGGCGGTTGTAGGAACCCAATCTCGCCGCGGCGTAGCACCGGGATCTGGATGGCTGGCCCGATCTTCAGGTTACCGCCCCGAGTCTTGGGCACCTCAATGGGAGGCAGTGTAGCCAGAGACGTGTAATCGAATATGCTATCGCGCTGGGCCTTCACTTCTTCCTGCCAGGTCATGCACACCTCGGGAACACCGCGGCTCTCGCAAATCTGCCGATGGATCATCTCGGAGCGCCAGATCACAAACGGATACTGCCCGTGCCCGTAGTCCAAGGCCTCAAAGTAGCCCCACTTGTCGCCTACCTGGGGACTGAACACCGTGTAGAACACTCCCGGAACACCGTCTTCATCAATCGACTTCTGATAGGCGTACACGATCTCGATCAGGTTTTCACGGTCCATGACCGAGTTGTTAGCCAGGCCGCTGGTATAGGAATAGTCGGCGTAGTTGGAGAACCGGCCCATCGTGTTGATGGCCTCCTGCGCCCACTCCTCATCCCAGTCGTCGGTCTTCACCTTGTTTAGCAACTGGGCCTCGGTCATGTAGTAGCGCCGGAACACCACCCGGGCACTCTGGATGTCGGTGGTTTCCGGGGGGAACGCCAGCTCATCCCATGGAGCCAAGGCTGCCACCATCGGCTTGTTGGTGACCATAGTGGGCACCGGGAAGTCGCACTCGCCCTGGTCACGCAACTCGCGCACAGCCTTCAGTGCCCGGCGCTTTTTTAAGTTGGGAAAGGCAGCCATGATCAACTCCGCGGACTGGTCGTCGGCCTCGGGGTTGGCAATGAGGCTGGGGAAGTCAGCTAGAACCGAGCCCTCGGGCGACTGTGCTGCCAAGGCCATTACCTGGTCCATGGTTAGGTACTGCTCCTTCTGCCCCATCTCCTGCTGCCAGGTAATGTGAACGCCTGCCCATCCGTAGGTCCACAGGTACTGCGACAACAACTCAACGTCCCGGGTCAGGTCGTTGTACATCTTGGCATTCACAGTCCAATCCATCAGGTTGTGGGCGGTCACAGCCTGATCGAGCTGGCTGACGTTGGTGGGCGATACCCGGAGCATCGAGCGCCAGAAGGCAGTCGAACACAGATCCACCATCCCGTTGATTACCTCATCGGCTAGCGGGATGCGAGTGTCACTAGCACCGTCCCAGGGGAACGCAGGCTTATTACGGCCACTGTCGTTCCACTTCTTGCCGTCGTCGGTTTGTCCTGGCCACTGGCAGAACCTCGTATTCTGAACACGTTCAGAGCGGGATGTTTGACCGAAGTCGGTTGCACTACGACGCAACTCCTCGGTGAGAGCTGACACATTGGGCTCGGGTCCAACCCGGGCCATCACATCCGTTGCCGTCTTGTATGAATCGCCTTGCATAGGTTCAGAGATTAGTATCCACCGCCGCCGCGGGAATTGAAGCCCCCATTGCCCACGTAAGCAAGGCCCGAGACCAAAAGC